GAGAAGCTTTATTTACTTTTTTATTTATCCATCGATCAATAGAAATATCTTTTTCTAACATATCTCCAAAGTCTTTTGTTATCGGCAAGCGTATTTCAACCTTATTTATATCAAAAAATTTAATGAGTTTAAGATAAATCTTAATTGCAGCAAGTAAACCTCTATTATCTGATTTATCTAGATCATTATTAGTAGATATATAAATTTTATTTAATGTTAAAGACATCAAATAAGATAATTGTTTTGAGCTAATTTCTAATCCAAAAACAACGAGATGATTATATAATCCCTGTTGAGATAAAGCTAAACTATCTCCGATACCTTCTATTAAGATGATTTCCTTCGATTCTTCAATTTTTTTAAGAAATATATTTTCTTCTGAGTTTTTACAAAGATTTAAAGGGAAAATCCAGTTAGCTTTACGACCAAGATGTTTCCATTTAGGAAAATTAGAATTTTCTTTCCAAAGCAAATGTCTTCCGCTTAGACCTATAACTTTTTGATTTTCATCAAAAATAGGAAATACAAATCTTCCATTCATTTTTCCAGACATTGCAAACCCAGCATGATATAAACGTAAAATGCTATCATCAATTTTCTTTTGATTATAAAATTGATAATGAGGAAGTAATGTTTTTACTTCATCATGATTAAAGAATTGCTCTGCTTCCATTTTTGGAGTTTTTTTAGTTTCAATAAAACATTGTTCTTTGTTTTCAATAACTGATAAAAATTCTTGTAGCCTTGTGTCATCTGAACAACTTAATTCAACTAACTTTTTGAAAGGCAGATAAGAAGTATTTGCCACGAAATCTCTCCAAATACCTGTATCCTTCCATATTTGTAAAGCTGTTCTGTTATCTCCTTGTCTATATACGGCATTAGATTGCCAATATCTACCTTTGTCAGATAGATTATATCCTAATTCAGTAAGGATTTTTTCTATTCGTTCTGGTTTATCATCAATCAATGTCTGGGACATCATCGTTTCCATCCTTGGCTACGGTTGCATTTGCATTTAAAGAGTCAACGATATCTCGAAGATCTCCTTTTTCGATAACATTAAAGTTTGCTATTTCTAAATTAACAAAATTCTTTTTTAATGTATTATCAGCCATCTTTACTGGATTGATAGCACCAGCAATATCTTTTCCAAGATGTCTCGCTTTAACGTTAATAAGTTTATGAGTACCATATCCGGGTTCATTTTGCAATTCATCAAATGTTTTATTGCGTAAAATAAACATATGAGATGAAAATTGAGTGATTCTATCGGATAATGAAACTATGCTTTCATCGTCTGTAACATTAGCGGCATTTTTATTTGTGACAATACCAGCGCGATTAGATTGTACTGAAGTCATCATTGAGATACATGGTCCTTTATCTGATTTAATATCTCTTTGAATAGTTCGTTTATACTTGTCGACCATTTCACCAACTAATTGCCATTCAGTTTTATTACTATTGGCTTCAGTGGTGGTTTTAATATAGTCGAAACTAAAAATTAAAGGATTACCTCGTCCGATTTTAGCATAGTAAAATCTTTTTAATACGCTGATTTGAGCGTCTACAGTCATACCGCCAACATTATAATAGTATAAATGTTTATATCTCTTTTTAAGAGTTCTCCAAACAGATCTAACATTTTCTACTATTTCTGTACCAGCTTTTCTCCAATTACCGCTTTCAAGTAAATACATTGGAACTTTAGACATTGCGGCGCATTGTCTGAATATCAATTCTTCTTTACTCATCTCTCCATTATCAAAATGTAGAACAGGAACTTCATACTGTTCTGAGACTTTAGTAGTAAAATCTAAACAGAATTGAGTTTTTCCAACGCCAGATCTTGCCACAATAACCGTAATATTTCCGGGTCTTAATAAAGATCCGTACATGTCCTGCAGTTTAGGATGAGGGCCAGCAAAACCAAATTCTGTAACAGGATTATTACCGCGTTCTTCAACCAAAGCTTCCATTTCGTCGAAAATATTTTCTGGTTGATCTGTTCCTGTTTCATATAGGTTTATTTGCTGATTATATAACTTATCAGCTTCTTCAATAATAGAACTGTAATCCATTGAAGGAGATACAGTTCTCATTTTTTTATTAATTTCAGCGCCACATAATGCTATTTCTCTTCTAATTGTATATTTTTTTAATTCTTTAGCGACTGAAATAATTGAATCTGCTGATAATTTTCTTAATGAAAGAGATTCAATATAATCAGCAGGATTGATATTGTCCTCAAAACTAATACCGTAATTTTTTACTCTTTGAGAAATTACAACTTCATCTATTTTTTCTCCGTTTTCAATAGCTTGACGTAAAACTAAAAATATAGTTCTATTGATTTTAGAAGTTTCGCTCCAAAAATCTTTTTCTGTTACGAAAGAAGCTATTTCACTATATCTATCTGGATATTTTATTAAACCAGCCAGCAACTGAGTTTCTAAATCGTAGGAATAAATCATCTTTCACAAAGCATACCATCAATCGTTTGACAAGTCAACCGAATCTTCAGCGTTGTCTACTTCATTTAAATATTTTTCTATCGCTTTTATAAGACCCATTTCAACTAAGGGATTAGATACTTTAGTATAAATCATTGGACAACCGTCTTGAGAAACGTAAGCTACTATAAATCCTTTTGAGGATTCATCTGAACCAGTGAATTCATACAGTTTATTAAAATAATTTTCAGGTATTTTAAAATGCTTGAAGTCTTCACTCGATGGTTCTTTTTTCATTTATATTATAATATTACACCCTGCGACTCAAATAAATAAGTATTTATTATATCATTTGGGAAGATTGTTACAAGTTTAATATTATTAATTTCACAGAATCTTTCTTTTTTTTGATCTCTTTTTAGTTGATGAAGATAATTAATCCTGTCTTGATGAAAGAATTCTACATATTGAGTATGTTGTTTGCCTTGTACTTCTATAGCGACACGCTTGTTAGCGTTATAAAAATCAAGAGTTAAACGAGTGCCAACAATAGGAAATTCTTCGAAAACAACATTTCCACACCAATATTTAACGATAAATCGTTTAACATTGGTTTGAAATTTGCTTCGACTCTCTGAATTCCAGTCAATGATGTAATCTTTAATATTCTTACATCGTTTCTTTTTATTATTCAGAGTCAGAAATTCCATCGTCAAAATTTAATAGATTTTCACTAATATATTTAAACAAAAACTTTCGAAGCGATTCGTTTTCAGCAATTAAAGTTTCGAACTTAGCAGCGCCTTGTAATTTATCAGGAAAGTCTGTAAATCCAGCGTCCTTAAGAATATTTAAAAAGTCTTCTTCAAAAATAATCCATGGTCCTTTTTGTTCGGCGAAATTCCACATTAGTAGAAAATCAAAAATCTCCTTTTCGATCCAATTAGAAGTGCCATTCTTTCGACCATATTTAATTGGGTATTTAATTATAGAATTGGTTTTTTCATTTGGAGACTTTTTAACAATAATCTTTACAATATGTCCAATATAAGGATTCTTATATTCATCATAATTAGCTTTTTCATCTTGAAGAATAAGATCGCCTTTAAAACGAGGTTCAAATTCAATGATCCAGTTAGCAAAATGTAGCAATGCATTACCGCCAGTTGCGCTTGTTTGTCTGATAGGAGCTTTACTATATGGATCTAATTTAATATCAGCTCTTACTTGAGAAATAAAGATGCAAATATGACCGCGTTTTTGAAGCGCTATAGACATTCGTTTCATCAAATCAGCAGCAATAACTGCGCCACCAGCAACTTTTTGAGATTCTTCAAAAGTTTTATCTAAATCGCCTTTTCTAATAAGTCCGTCTACAGAATCGAGCAAAAAGAAATATCTATTTTTCTCATCATTCTTGCTTACTAATAGTCGAAGCGCATCAAAAACAGTTTCGTAAATGTTTGATTCAAATACGAAACAAGTTCCTTTGACCCATTCATCTTCGTTAAAAACAAATTTAACTCCCGATCTGTCCATCATTTCTTTACTCAATCGACCTTCAGCTTTAATGTAAAAGCCTTTACCGTCTTTTTGGGAATCTAGAAAACTCTTCATAAATTGAAGAGCGCAGCTAGTCTTTCCTCCTTCATTCATTCCAACAAAACGATGCAAGCCAGTTCCAAGCCCTCCACCTAGTTTATAGTCAAAAATTAGACTACCACTAGATACCTTATAATCAATTGTTTCCTCAAAATTATAATGTGATTCTTTGTTTTGTTTCAAGAAACTTTTAAGTTGTTCTTGAGAAGTAAGAACATTAGACGTTTCATTTGATTCTTCTTTGGATTTTCTACTCATTTTAAAAATTGTTTAATCGTTTTCGGCTTTACTGTTAG